ATCATCAAAGGACAGTTCGGTGAGATTGTTGAAACGATTGGTGCAGCGTTGCTCCCATACTTGGATCAGTTTGCCAAGTTCCTCACCGACAAAGTTGCTCCTGCCGTATCTCGAATCACAACTGTTATCGGCAAAGATGGTTTGATCGCAGGGTTCCAACAGTTGATCTTTGAATCTGGTGGGGCTGGAACATCAGTTGTTGGAGCGTTTAGAAGTATGACCATCGCAGGTGCCGAGTTGGTCAATGTTCTTTACAAGGCTTACTACTTTGCGAAAGCTGTTGCAGAAGCACCATTCGCAGCAGGTCAAGCAGCCAAAGATGCATACAAAGCCCTTACAGGTACAGCAATCAATATCGACAATTTGAAGGCTTCATTTGACAAGGTTGCTATTCCCGTCAATCGTTTCAAGACTGAGCTAATGACTGCTGATGCTGCTGAACGGTTCTTTAATAAGACCGGCAAGATCACAGCCGATACGTTTGGTGATGGCGCTGGTGGGGGTGGGGGGGGTGTGGCTAAGGCTGTGAAGACTGCTACCGAGAAGTTGAAGATTTATACGGATGCGTTGAAGTCAAGCAACTCTGCACAGAAGTCGTTCACTGCTGCGCAGAAGGCTTCGGTGAAGGCTGGTGAATCGTTGACGGCTGCAAACCAGGGTGTGGTTGATGCGCAGACTGCGTTGGATCAGGCTGTGGCTGGGTATGGTGCTGACTCCCCCCAGGCTAAGAAGGCTGCGAAGGAGTTGGAAATGGCTCAGCGTGGGTTGGAGCGTGCTGGGTACAACGTGGAGGGTTCGTTGTTTGCGATTGCTGATGCTGAGGAGGCGTTGAAGAAGGTTCGTGCTGATCCTGAGTCAACACCACAGTCAATTCGTGAGGCTGAGATTGCATTGGCTGAGGCGAAGTTGTCAAGTGCTGATGCTATTGATCAGCAGACTGAGGCAACTGATGGTTTGACTAAGGCAACTAGTTTGTTGAATGAGGCTGTGTTTGGTGCGTCGGTTGATTCTGACATCTACACACAGTTGTCGGATGCGTTGACGGATGCGAAGCAGAAGCAGGCTGATGCGACTGATGCTGTGGCTGAGGCGATTGATCGTGAGACTGAAGCGTTGAAGAATTATGCGGATGCAATTGAGGCTGCTGGGGAAATTGCTCTCAAATATCCAAAGGTTGTAGCCGATAATCCGATGACTGGTATTATTCCTGATATTCCCATAACGCAAACAGGAAACTCAACGGGGTTTAATCCTAATGGTTCTCCAATTATCATCAATGTGAATGCTGGGGTTGTTTCCACACCTGATCAGATTGCTCAGGAGTTGTCTAATTTGTCTGATCGTTATCGTAGGTTGAATGGTGGCGGTGGGTTCTTCTAATGGCTAAGGCTGCGAAGTGGGGTTCAACATATAAGGTGTTGTTGGATGTTGGTTTCTTGGCTGATGCGTTCACGTTGGATTCCAGCAAACTTGATGGCACTGATGTGTTGAATGGTTCAACAAACTTTGTGGACATCACCGAGTATGTGACGAACATCAATATCAATCGTGGCCGTGCAACCCAGCTTGATTCATTCCCTTCATCGTCTTGCACTATTCAAGCTGATGATCGTGCAGCTGCACGATACTTTGATCCACTGAACACAGCATCAGAATGGTATTCGGGTGGGACTGTTGGTATCGCACCTCGACGCAAGTTCCAGGTGTACGGCGGTACAGCTGGTACGACATCAATGTTCTCAGGGTTTGTGTATGACTTGAACATTGACTATGCCGAACCGAACCTGTCGACAGCAACGATTGTGGCTACTGATGCGCTCGGTCAACTTGGTCAGACCGTGCTGACTGCATTCAACCCTTCATCACAGTTGACCTCTGCCCGTGTGTCAGCAATCTTGGATCGTCCAGAGGTGTCGTTCTCGACTGCGTTGCGAAACATTGAGACTGGGGTTGCGACGTGTGGAACGGTTGCATATGACGATGCAACCAATGTTCTGACTGCACTCCAAGACGTTGCCACTGCCGAAGGGGGCAGGTTGTTTGTTGATCGTTCTGGGGCTGTGCAGTTTGATGCTCGTATTGCTGTGTCTTTTGGGACTGCTGTGGCTTCGTTTGGTGGTACGGCTGGGTTGCCGATTCAGTCTTTGGCGAATGTGTATGGGGCTGAGACTGTGGTGAATCGTGTGGCTGTGCAGATTGATGGTGGTACGGCTTCAAGTATTGCGAATGGTACGGCTTCTCAAACTGAGTATGGGATTAAGGCGTTGTCGTTGACTGGGGTTCCGTTGGCGACGGATGCTGCTGGGTCGGCGTTGGCTGCGTCGTTGTTGTCTAGGTTTCAGGAACCTGTGGTTCGGTTCTCGGAGATGGATGTGTTGCTGGGTGCGTTGACTACAGCACAACAGCAAACGATGGCAGGATTGGAGATAGGCGATATTTTATCGGTCACTAAACAGTTTGCTGTTGGTACACCGGCAACGGTCACACAGAACGTGGTTGTCGAATCCATACGTCACAGCGTCAACCCACAACGTCACACCGTCACCATCGGTCTAGGTCAAGTCCAACTCGTGATACCGTTTATCCTGGACACCTCAGCCCTCGACGACACCGACTACGCACTACAATAGGAGCATTATGGCAACACCATTTCCATTCGGTTCAGGCAACGTCCTGACAGCTGCACAGATGAATGCCATCACAACTTTGCCTGTGTCAACCAAGACTGCTAGCCACACCCTTACAATCGCTGACCTCGGAACCAGAGTGATCATGAACTCAGCCTCGGCAACCACAATCACCGTCAACACCTCAATCTTTGGTGCATCTGATGTGGTTGAGATATTGAACATAGGTGCAGGTGTTTGCACGGTCACAGCCGGAACTTGCACAGTAGGCACAACAGGCACATTGGCATTGGCACAGAACGCTGGTGGCACCCTGACTTTTATCTCAGCAAGTGCCTCAGTCTTCGTTGCAAGCGGTGTCACCGCATCGGCTGGTGGATTAGTTTACATTACGCAAGCAACGCCGTCGGCTGTAAACAGTGTTTCAATAGACAATTGTTTTTCAAGCACTTACCAAAATTACAGAATTATATTTACACCATCAACAAGCGTTGGAGTAAACTCTTATATAAGTTTGCGTTACCGTGTCAGTAGCACAGATACCATAACTGGATATAAATATGTGGAAATAAACTCTGATGGTTCTTCCGTAGGTACATCAGTTGATGGTCAAGGAACAACTTTAATGGTGGTTGGATATATTGACCCAACTAGTAAAGGCATGGCGTATTGGTTAGAAATACAAGACCCCAATCAAGCGCAAAAAACAAAATGCAACATTGCATCACAAAATTACAGCGCTGCTGGCGCTTACACAATTCGTAACATTGGCGGAGCGCAAGCCGATACAACACAATTTACAGGCATAACTTTTACTACTTCAGGAACAAGTTTTACAGGCACTATCCGTGTTTACGGATACGCAAATAGTTAGGAGATGACATGGCAGATGTAATGGAAGTGAACGCAATTACGGGTAATGTTGTTGTGCGTGATATGACTGATAGTGAAGCCGAACAACGCACAAAAGATTTAGCAGAAGCAAAAGTCCATGCCGATGCAAAAGCAGCGAAAGCCACAGCCCGACAAGCCGTTCTAGATAAGTTAGGTTTGACAGCCGATGAGGTCACAGCACTTCTGGGCTAGTCGTTGGTTGATTGTTGCTCCTGCGCTTTTAGCCTCGATCTTTAGTTTCATTCCGTCAGCGTCAGCTGATCCGGCACCAGGGTTGTCTACGTCGTATTACACGATTGATGATGTTCCTCCTGTCAAATCTGACAGCATCTATACCGAATGCGGTAGTGAAGTTGAGAACAACATCAACCGTTCCTATGACGGTGAGCCGTATCTAGATTGCACGAACGATCTGTTCATGGTTCACATGGCAGGCTTCATCACGATCCCAGAGCATGACACGATTGAGTTTTGGTTGGCTTCTGATGATGGTGGCACCATCAACATTGATGGGAATGAGTGGGGCAACTGGGGCGATCAGGGTTGCAGTTGGATGGAGTCTGGAGAGATAGACATTGTTGCAGGCAGTCAACCGCTTGACCTTTGGATGTACGAGAATGGTGGCTCAACGTGTGTGATGCTTGCGTGGAACATTGACAATCAGGGATTCGCAATCGTGCCGGATGAAGCGTTCACCACCGACTATCAGCAACCAGTTGACACCACTATCCCTGATACCACTGTTCCCAATACCACAGTACCGATTACGACCACAACCGATATTCCAGTGAGAACTATTCCGGAGACAACTACAACATGGACGACCACGACAACTTCTACGACTGTAGAACCAACAACTGTTCCTGCTACAAACCCATCGACTACTTCGATACTTCAAACAACTACAACATCAACGACTCAGGCACCACCGCCTACAACGATG